CGGGGCTTGGCGGCCTGTGTCCGGGGAGTGAACCGGATTCCCAAGCGGGTCTACCTCACCTGTAACCCAGGAGGCGTGGGACATGCCTGGGTGAAGCGGCTGTTTCTGGACCGGCGTTTCCGGCCTGGGGAGGAACCGGCAGATTATTGCTTCATCCCTGCTACGGTGGATGACAACCGGGACCTGATGGAGGCCAACCCCGACTATGTCAAGCAACTGGAGCTTCTGCCGGAGGACAAACGGCGGGCGCACCGGTATGGGGATTGGGACGCCCTGGCGGGGGCCTACTTCAGCGAGTTTGATCGGAGCGTCCACGTCTGTGTGCCCTTTCTCCTGCCGCCTGGCTGGGCCAGGTACCGGGCGTTTGACTATGGGCTGGATATGCTGGCCTGTTTATGGGTGGCAGTGGAGCCGGGGGGACGATGCTATGTGTACCGGGAGTGGTTTGAATCGGATCTGGTGGTGTCTCAGGCGGCGCGGCGGATGCTGGATCTGACGGCGCCTGGGGAATCCATTGTGTGTACCATGGCGCCGCCGGATCTGTGGAGCCGGGTGAAGGAATCGGGTAAGACCATGGCCACCCTCTTTGCAGAGGCGGGGCTGGGGCTCCTGCGCACAGGAAACAACCGCCAGGCCGGTTGGATGGCGGTGAAGGAATTGCTCCGGGTGGGAGAGGGGGGCACGCCTGGATTGCAGATTTTTGGAAGCTGTCCCCGGCTGATTTCGGATTTGCAGGGCCTTCGCCATGACCCGCGCAATCCCAACGACGCTGCCCGGGAGCCTCACGGGGTTACCCATGGGCCGGATGCCCTGCGGTATTTTGCGCAGACCTATTTGCTGCCCCCTGGAAAGGAGGAGGAGGGAGAAATGGAGGCTTACAGGCGGGCGCTGTGGGGATAAGTGGATGAAACAATGCGGCAGGAATGGGTGGGAGCGCCCCTTGCCGCCGGACATTGGAAGCAGAACAGGAGGATGATGTATGGAAGCGCATGAGGAAGTTTTGACGCCGGAGGAAGACCGGGCGCGGCGGGAGCTGGCAGAGTTTCGGGGCCGGTATCCGGAAGTGAGCCTCACCCGGGAGGAACTGCTCCGGCTGGCGCCGGACATGGTGGGGGAGAACCCGAAAACCCTCACAGAGGCATACCAAACCTGGCAGGAGGCGGAAAAGGACCGGGAGATTGCCCAGCTGAGGGCGCAATTAGCCGCTCAAACCCAGAACCAGGAAAACCGGGCGGCGTCGCCTAGCTCACAGTCTGACTCTGGCGCGCCCCAGGCGGCCGGATCCTATGACCAATTCCTCGCCGCCTATACCATGTAAAGGCAGAGGAATACCACAAGAACAGGAGGGAATGGATATGAATACCATGCATTTTGGAGAGAAGTACCGGCAAGCGGTTCTGGAGGGCTTCCGGCAGCGGAGTTATACGGAGAGCTCCATGAGTCATGATTTGGACCTGGAGTTTTCCGGGGCGCGGACGGTCCACGTGCTCAGCTTACAGACGGAGCCATTGCAGGACTATGACCGCAACGGGGATCTGGCCGAGGGCAGCCGGTTTGGCCAGACCAAGGAGGTGGGGGACTTCGAGCAGACCTTCACCATGACCCAAGACAAGTCCCTGAGCCTCTCTGTGGACAAGGGGAACAACGCCGAGCAGTTCAATGTGAAGAAAGCAGGGGCCATTATGGCCGCAGAGCGGGATGAGCACGTGGTGCCGGAGCTGGACCGGTATCGCCTGGAGCAGTGGGCCCGGCATGCGGGCATTCACAAGGCGCTGAATGCCGCGCCCACCAAAGAGACCATCGTCTCCCAGATTGTGGAGCTGCACAATGAAATGCTGAACCTGGGGGTTCCGGAGGAAGGGGGGACCCTCTTCATTCAGCGGGCCTATGTACCGGCCCTGAAGCTCTCCACCGAGTGGACGGGGCTGGACAGTCTGGGTGGCAAGAGCCTGCCTTCGGGCTCCATCGGAATGGTAGACGGACTGGCGGTGAAGCCGGTTCCCACCAGCCGGTTCCCCGAGAACTGTTATTTCCTCATTGTCCATCGGGGGGCGGTGATTGCGCCGATGAAGATCCAGTCCTTTAAGGGGCACACCGATCCCCCTGGTCTCTCTGGGGATCTGTTGGAATTTCGGATGATTCACGACGCTTTCGTGCTGGCGCCCAAGTGTAACGGAGTGGCGGCGGCCTGCGCCTCTGGTACGGTCTGTGCAGCGCCGGTGGCGGCTACGGCCAATGGGAAGACCACCCTGACCACGGCCACAGAAGGGGCCACCATTTATTATACCTGCACGGGGGCGGATCCCCGGTATGCTTCCGACGCGTTGACCTATACTGCGCCGCTGACCCTGGGGGCAGAGGACCGGCTGCGGGCCTGCGCGGTGAAGTCGGGGATGTATCCCAGTGGGGTGGCGTAAGGGAGTTCCATCGGGCCGATGGGACGGATTTGCCGGGAAGTTCGATTTGTTTGGAAACGGAAAGGAGAAGAAGATGGAAATGTATATGAGTATGGCTTCGTTGATTTTGGGACTGGCTCAGATTCCCTTTTTGATGCTGCTGTTTCGGCGGGCCCGCCGGTTGGGCCGGGGGCAGGGATGGTGCTATCGGGACTTGCAGCGGGTGCTGCGGCGGCTGGCCGCGGTGGAATCGTCTGTGACCGATATGAAGGAGGAACAGGAGCAGCTGCGGGACCGGCTGGAGGAAGCCTTTGATGTGGTTGCCGCCAAGCTGGACATGCTCACTCCGGAGGAAGAAGATATGGCCGCGTTCTCCCAGGGCCTGGAGAATATCCTGGGCTACACCCCTGAGGCCGGATGGGAGGAGGCATGAAGCCTGTTACAGAACGACTGGTCTGGGACCGGTTTTGCCAGGCGGTGGAGTTTAAGAGGCAGATTGGCCTCTATGACACAGTGCGGACCAATGAGAACTATTTCATCGGAAATCAGTGGGAGGGGGTTCAGTCCAAAGGGCTGCCTACCCCAGTGTTCAACTTCCTGAAGCGGGTGGTACTCTTTCAAGTGGCCACCATTACATCGGACAACATGACCCTTCAGGCTGCGCCATTGCTGCCTACAGCCCAGTTCCCGGCCCGGCGGCTGGAGGAGATCACCGGGGTGCTCAATGGTCAGTTTGCCGCCCTGTTTGAATCCGCACGACTTACCACCCGGATCCGGGAGTTTATGCGGAACAGCGCGGTGGATGGAGATGGGTGTATGTATTTCTGCTTTGACCCTGATGTGGAGAATGGACAACCAGTCAAGGGGGAAATTCAGGCGGAGGTGGTGGAAAACACCCGAGTCCACTTTGGAAATCCCAACCAGCGGGATCCCCAGAAGCAGCCCTGGATCATTCTCTCCCGGCGCATGCTGCTGGAGGACGCCCAGGCGCTGGCGGAGCGGTGGAGCAGGTGCCGGAGCTGCGCCCGGCGGCGATCTATTCCAGATCTGCGG